ATTGTATTCTTCTCCAGCAGTATATGAATACTTCTTGCGCCAGTTGTTAATACTAAACTTTATTCTGTCCATTGTACGGCGATCTGCCGTAATGACATGAAACCATTGATCGAAGTCGGCTGCTGTCTTGGCCGTTTCATTGTTGATGATGAGGCCAGATAGAATCCTATGGATCTGTGCAGGATCTTCTGTTACATAGACAATGTGTCGATGCAGCGTAATGTTCATGCCAGGCACATGCCATAGACCAGCGACCATAGCGGCCAAAGGAGCTAGAACACTAGTTTTGCCGACACCGGATGCGCCAGCAATCATTGTAATGCCAGTCGCATTAAAGCCATCAATGACGTATTCAATAGACTTTGGCCCAGACGCAAAAAAGTTTGGGCTTATTGGCTCATCGAGAACGGTCCATTCCTCGATGTCTTCAACACTAGAGTTCGGATTAAGCCATCCAGCGTTTTGCGCTGAAGTGATGATGTGCCGAAAGTCCATCTCATAGCGCGTGTCGATCTTAAACTCAGCCCATTTTTTACTGGCTTCGTTTGCATCGTACTTGTCTGATTGCTGTGACCATTCAATCCAGAGCGAACGTCCGACATTGCCATGCTTTTTAAGTGCTATGCCAAAGTTGATCCATGTTGGCCTGTCTTCAGCGTCAAAGATCGTCAGAGCGGATCTAACATGTGCAATCTGATTCTTTGTCAGATCGTAGCTTTCATACTCTTCTTGCGTCGATTTCGCCTTAGTTCTTTTAGCGACAATAGGATGCAAGTGCCGATCAATAAAAGCATTCAGATCATGCAGAGCGCCATTCTGTAGCGCATTAGCAGTGACGGTGAAATAACGGCCAGTCGAGTACGCCTCAATTCCGTCTTCCTTGTTTGCGCCAATCGCTTCGAATTGCTTGCCGTAGCCAATGCAATGCACACCATCGCCATTAGGAGAAACCTCAACATAGCCTGGCAAGATTTCTTTTAGCTCTGCAAGATGCTGATGCTTGCTAAGACCATCAAAGTCTATGCCTTGCCAATGATTGCCGGTTCCGTCATTGCCTAACGCAAAGCCTATGCCGTTATATTTGCCAAGATTGTTAATGTACGCATCAAAGGCATCGTCAAAAGAGACCAGCCTTGCAGCATCCTCTGGCGTATCAGTTGCGCCTCTTGGCGTACCAGCGGAATAGTAAGGAACTTTTAATGGCTTTTTTGTCGGATCAGGATTTTGCCTTTCTTCCCAGAGCAGCCAGCGCTGCGCCTGTAGCATTTCATCTGGCAAGTTTTCATGAAACTCATCAATGTTTAATGGCGTGAGTTCGCCAGTGCTTGTGTCAATCCTCATCTGGAACCCTACATATTTTTTCTTGTTCGAGAATTAACTTAGCCATTGCAATTAAATCAGCAAGATCGTATGTATAGTCTTCTCCCTCACACCATTGTGAACACATCATTAAAGCATCCCAAAGGGCTGAATCAATGTTGTCTAAAGTAGCTTCACGGTATGTTTTAATCATGATTTTTTCCCTCAAAATAGTCGCTTAGAGCCTTCAAAGTCTTGTACCTAGGATTTTTCTGCAAGCCGCTTCTGATCTCATACACAGTTGTATATCCAACGCCTGTTTCACTAGCTACAATGTCCAGCCTCCTGTCAATTAACATGTCTCTGATCTGATCTAAATCAAGCATTTTCGCTACTCCATTAAATTTTCTTATCAAGGTGTTGACAAGCCTAAATGACTGGCGTAGCATTGTCAACCGAAGCCAAGGAAACGCTTGGCACTCATCAGGAAAGGAGTAAGTAAATGTATCCAGAAAGATCAGCAAAAATTGTCACCATAGATTGCGAGGGCAGGGCTTGGCCTTGGCCGCACTTACATGACTTTGCAGAAACTTATGTAAAACGTGAAGTTGCAAAAAAAATGTTTTCAGCTTTAGAGCTAGCTAGCAAAGAGCCAAACATTTCTGATGAAGCTAAAAAAATCATTGCAGATGCAATCTGGGAATATAAGGAGTAAGTATGGCGATTAATTTAAAGTCCACTAGAGGCGCTGCCTCTGATGGTGTAAAAGTCCTAGTCTACGGAGGCGCTGGCAGTGGCAAGACAACTCTTATCGGAACGCTTCCAGAGCCGATTATCATCTCTGCTGAAGCTGGCCTATTGTCACTGGCTGATCTGGACATTCCATATATTGAAGTCACAGATATGGCTAGTCTCAAAGAAGCGTACTCTTTTGTTACGTCTGCGGAGGCTATTGCCTTTAAGTCTGTAGCAGTTGACTCAATCAGTGAAATTGCGGAAGTTGTGCTTTCTTACGAAAAGAAAAACAACAAAGATCCGCGCATGGCCTATGGCGAAATGCAGACGCAGATGGTTGACCTGATACGCGCATTCAGAGACATCTCAGGCAAGAACGTCTACATGTCAGCAAAGCAGGAAAAAGTGCAAGATGAGTCTGGACGCATTTTGTATGGTCCTAGCGCTCCGGGCAACAAGCTGGCGCAAATGCTTCCTTATTATTTCGACGAAGTTCTAGCACTGCGCGTAGAAAAGGACGAAGAAGGCAAGCCACAAAGAGCGCTAATGTGCGACTCAGATGGTCTCTGGTCAGCAAAGGACCGCTCCGGCAAGCTCTCCCCCTGGGAAACGGCTGATCTTTCTTACATCATTAACAAGATTGCAGGAAACGCAAAATGAAAAACACAGGAGTAGAAAATGACAATGCTGAAATGATTGCATCAGCTATAGAGATCCGCAAACAAATCTACGAACTGTGTGATGGAGTCGATTCAGCAGTTGTTGCTCTGGGATGTGCCTACACCATTGGGGACATCATGGCGATGAACAAATTTGCCAACAAAGACTTTGCACCAAAGGTGATGATTAATCTATTTTCAAAAGTAATGGATGAGCATTACAGGGAAATTCTACAACGCAAACTTGCAGGGAAAATTAAATGAAACTTGTACTCACTGACGCTTCTGGCGGCGAACACGATCTGGACTCAGTAATCCTTGGCATTGCTGGAGACATTCATAGACTCAACCAGCGCTTAATTAATGTTGAAGCTGAACTTGGCATCACATATCAGCAAGCAGAAGCTGAAGCAATTGCAGATTCGGAGGAAGAGAATGTCGGATCTAAAGAATCTATCTGAGCAATGGCTAATGGCCAAGGCGCTAGAGCAGGATGCTGCTGCGCGTAGAAAACTGATAGAAGATCAGATGCGTAAATGCCTTAAGATTGCAGACAATGAAGAAGGCACTGTGTCTAGTGTCATTGACAACTACAAAGTTAAAGCTGCATGTCGTATCAATCGCAAGATTGATCCAGAACAATTCTTGATGCTGGCTAATGATGCAAAGATTGAAGTGCAAGATTTTACGCGCTGGAAATGCGAACTGATCATGTCTGCATGGAAAAAGCAGCCAGAGTTTGTTCAGCAAGTGTTGTCACGCGCAATTACTGCTGAACCAGGCAGAGCTACGTTTACTGTTGAAACATTAGATAAGGAGTAAGAAAATGCGTTTAGATGAAGTTTTTACCTTAGATTCAGTTCCTGCATCGACCACTAGCTATGATGCGATTCCTGCTGGCCTGTATGAAGCGACAATTACAAGTGCGGATGTTAAGGAAAGTAAGTCTGGCGGAAAGTACGTTAATGTACGGTACGACATTACTGGTCCTAGTCACGTTGGCCGTGTGGTCTTTGGCATGATTACACTGAGCAATGCTAATCCAAAGGCTGTAGAGATTGGCAAAACAAACATGCTGGAATTGATTGCTGCGATTAAGCTAGATAAGAATCTGGTAGACACGGATCAATTGATTGGCGGTCAGCTCATTATCAAGATTGATGTCGAGCAGTCAGAGAAATATGGCGAGCAGAATAGAGTGCGCGGCTTTAGGCCAGCAAGCAAAGGCAAGCCAGCCGTAGCAGCAACTACTAATACGCCGCCCTGGGCCAAGAAATAACACCCCTCCCTGGTGCTTATGCCCTCAAGGATGAGGGCTTTTTTTTAGGAGATAGCAAATGAAGCTACCAGTCGAGAAGGATCAACGAACAGACATGGAGCAGGAGCGAGATAGACGCTTAATGCGCCTAGTGGCCTATGCAATGAACGATGGCCTAAAGACGTTTCCTGTCAATCACGCCAAGGGCCTACACAAGATGGTTGCTGAATACATGGAGATATGCGCTCTACTGGATTCAACCTATGTTGTGTATCATCCGAACGTAGATGGAATGAATGAGCCATGACAGCTATACCAGAGCCAAAGAACAACATTGCAGAGTTAATTTACAAAGCCTATGAAAAGAAAGCAGATAGTTTTCGTGAACACTTGGGCGCATCTCTTCTTGGTCATCCCTGTGATCGTTATCTGTGGCTGTCTTTCCGTTGGGCTGTTGCTCCTACGTTTCCTGGCCGAATGTTACTTCTGTTCGCTAGAGGCCACAACGAAGAAGATCAGGTCATTAAAAATCTCAAGCTAATCGGTTGTGCAATCAATGAGCGTCAGAACAAAGTAGATTTCGGATCATTTGTATCCGGTAGCTGTGACGGAATCATCACTGGCGGATTGCCGGGATATGAGAAGCACAAGCTAGTGCTCGAGATCAAGACACATAGTAAGAAGTCTTTTGACGATCTAGTTAAGAAAGGCGTAGCACTGGCAAAAGAACAGCATTTCGTGCAAATGCAAGCGTATATGCTTGGATTAGGTATAGAAAAGGCGCTG